CCCGATCAGGAGGCGTTCGCCAGGGATCCAGCGCGGCTCGTGGCGGCGTTCGCCGCGGTCCGGTCGGGCAAGACGTACGGGGCCGCGCGGAAGTTCGCCATGCGTCTCCTCCGCGACGTGGCGGCCGACGTGGCAGCCGATGGCGGGGTGCGGTGGAAGCCGAGGCGCCGCAACCCGATGGAGAGCGACCAACCCCGCCGGCTCTACTGGGTGATTGCGCCCACCTACGGGCTCGCCAATCTCGCGTGGCAGGAGGTGCTCGCGGCGCTGTACGAGGGCGCGGCCGACCTGATCCTGCACGAGACCGAGGGCAAGCTTTGGCTCCGCACCGGGCACAAGCTCGAGCGGCGCACGGCCGAGAAGGAGCGCAACCTGCAGGGCGCCGAGGTGTCCGGCGCGCTGGCCGACGAGATCTGCTCGTGGCGGCGCGAGAGCTGGTACCAGCTCAAGAACCGGCTCGCGTCGGTCCGCGGGTGGCTTGTCGCCGCCGGATCCCCTCGCCCGGGGACGTGGCCACAGGCGGAATGGTGGGACCGACGCAGCGCGGGCGGGCCGGTGTCCTGCCACACCTGGGCGACCGCCGCGAATCCGTACTTCCCGGCCGAGGAGCTGGCCGAGGCGCGCGCCACGCTGCCCGAGAAATGGTACCGCCGCGACTTCGAGGCGTCGTGGGAGACCTTCGCCGGGCTCGTCTACGACATGCTCGGGGAGCACAGCTACATCGACCTCGACCCGGCCGACGTGGACACCGTCGATCTCGCGCTCGACTTTGGCTACCACCACCCGGCCTGTCTGTTCATCGCGGACCGGCAGACCGCCTGGGACAGCTCGGGGAACCCGATCGAGGGGCACGGCTCGGTGATCATCGACGAGATCGTGCAGCAGCAGGTCCACCTCCCCGAGTGGCTGCCCGCCATCGCTGCGCGCATCGAGGAGCGCGGGTGGCGGCTCCGAAACGTGTACTGCGACAAGGCGGGCAACCAGGCATCGGACAAGGTCCCATGGACCACGATCGACGCGGTGAAGGCGGCGCTCCCGATCGAGGGCCGCGTGGTGTGGCCCAACCGGGTCGAGCAGATCGCGATCGGCTCGGGCGTGCTCGAGCTGGGCGCGCGCCTGCGGGCCGCCGACGGCACGGTGCGGCTGCGGATCGCGGAGCACCTGCGCGACCCCCGCTACCTCGCGACGCTGCGGTCGCCGGGGATCGTCGGCAGCCTCCGCGGCTACGTCTACCCGGACAGCAACAGGGCGCGGGCGGACGAGCCGCTCAAGGACGGCGTTCACGACCACTATGCGGATGCGCTGCGGTACTGGGCGGTCTGCTGGCAGCCGGTCGTTCGGTGGAGCAGCCCCGGCCGCGCGACGACCTACCGGCCTGCAGGCGACCCCCGCGGGCTGCTCGACGGGATGGGGGGCGACCTCATGGGATGACCGGGCTAGGATTCGGGGGCGACGAGACAGCCGCGGAGGATTCAAGCGATGGACGAACCTAAGAGCGCGCCCGAGTGGACGAGGGTCGACCCGAACGACCGCGCGACGTGGCCGCTCAGGGGCGAGTGGTTGGACTGGCTGCACCCGGACGGCCGCGAGACGCGCCGAAGCCGGATCCCGGTGGGGAGCATGCAGACGCTGCGGATCGTGGCGATGGCCCTTGAGGGCTACGAGTGGCGCAGGAGCGACCCGGAGGCCGACCGATGACCGACAACGAAGCGACCATCTTCCTTTTCCTCGCCGTCGTCGTCGCGGCCATCCTCGCCGCGACCGCCTGCCCCGCGCCCGACCTCGTCGAGCCGCCGGAGCCCGACCCCGCCGAGTGCGAGGCGTGGTGCTGGGAGCAGGTCGAGCCGAACGGGTGGAGCTCGACCGACTACGAGGAGTGCCGGGCGGGCTGTGGGGTGGTGGGGTGAGCGGTAACAAGGCAGTCGGCCACCTCCTGGCCGCCGACGTGTTGCTGCGCGAAGCCGCTGTGACCCTCCGTCACCCGCCAACCGGGGAGGGTCGACCCGCAACACGCCGCATGCGGGAGATCGACGCGAGCAGGGAGCTTGCAGGGCTTGCACAGCGGGTACGAGAGGTCGCGCAGGTGCTGGAGCAAGCCGACTCCTGACCCCCGCGCCGCGCCCCTGCGCTACGCTGCGCGCATGACCGCCGACCACGACCCCGCCGATTCTGTCAAGGCCGCCGCCGTCGTCGACGACGCGGGCACCCTCCGCGGCTTCGTCGAGACGACCCCGGCCGACGCCGAGCGCCGCGGGTGGATGTTCGCGGAGATCGCCCGGGAGGGCCGGTCCTACTCCGGCGTCACGATGCTCTCGGGCATGCCGGACCTCGATCCGAACCAGCGGCTCACCGCGGACAACTGGCATCGAGGCTTCGGGCAGGTCGCTTACGGCTACGGCCGAACGTCGATGCCGCTCGCCTACGCGCGGACGCACGACGCCGTCGCCCAGGTCAAGCAGCGCGGCATCCTCGACCACATCGAGGGGAGCGACTTCGCGGTCGAGCCGGGCGGCCGGGAGGAGATCCACCGCGCGCAGGCGGCCTTCGTCGAGGATGTGCTGCTGCGCCGCGTGCTGTCGTACAGCGGGACCGGCCTCGCCGCCGTCGCGCTGCGAATGGCCTCGCTCATGCTGGAGGGCGTGCAGGTCTACGAGGTTGTCACGCCCTTCGATCCCGACTACGTCCTGCGCGTCCCCGCCGAGGGCGGCGGCACCGAGGTCTACCCGATGCCCGGCGGTCGGGGCGCGACCGTGCTCGGGGAGCTGCGCGAGATCCTGCCCGTAAGCATCAGCCGCTACGACAAGGCCGAGGACGGCGGGTGGGACATCACCCAGGAGCCGCCCGCCGGCGACATCAAGCCCGGCGAGATCCCGCGCGTGCAGACGATCCCGTCCCGACACGTCCTCCATCTGCGCTGGCGCCCGGTGGCCGACGACCCCGCGCCATACGGCGAGCTTCGGCCGCTCGTGTCGCGGCTGACGCTGCTCGACGTGGCGATGCGGATGCTCGCCGTCGCCGTCCGAAAGGGCGCGATGGGCGTGCCGTTGGCGCAGTACACGGGCGGCGGCGAGCCGAACCCGCAGGACGTGGACTACGTCGCGCAGATGTGCAAGCGCTTCACCTCGGGGCCGCACGAGTACCTGATGGCGCCGGAGGGCTGGAGCATCACGATGCTGCACCTCCCGACGCTGATCGACGACATCGGCCAGCAGGTCAAGGACGCCACCGAGGCGGTGGCCCGCACGCTCGGGATGCGACACCTCCACGTCGGGGAGGACCACGGCGTTCAGGCGCTCCACGAGTCGGTGTCCGCCGATCACGAGAAGGTGCTGAACGCGATCGTCCGCAAGATCTGCGACGGCTTCAATCGCGACCCCGACGGCGACCCGGCGAAGGGCCGGCGGTCGATCATCCAGTTCCTGATCGAGGCGAACTGGGGACCCGACTCGGTGGCGCCGGGCGAGCTGCCGAGGCTCGTGCATCGCGGCTTCCGCTCGGTTGACCCCAAGGCCGCGGTCGAGGCGGTCGCCGCCGCGAAGCGGGACGGGCTGCTGGGCGAGTGGACCCCGGCGGACGTGGACGCGATGCGCGGGCAGCTCGCGTTTCTGCCGAGCCGCGACGAGGCCGCGATGTCGGTGGACCTCGACGAAGACCCGGACGACGACGACGACCCGCCGGAGCCGCCGGAGCCGTCGGAGCCGCCGGAGCCGCCCCAGGATGCGCCGGAGCCCGACGAGGAGCCCGACGACGGGCCCGACGACGAGCCGATCGAGGCCGCTGAGCGCAACATGACGGCGCCCGCAGGGGTGCGCGCCGAGCTGCGCCGCGGGCTCCAGTGGCACGAGGAGGGCCACAGCGGCGACGGGCTCAAGCCCGAGACGGTCGCGTGGGCTCGGCGCCTCGCGAACGGTGAGCCGATCTCCGAGGACAAGGCTCTGCAGGGCGCCGCGTGGTTCGCGCGCCACGAGCAGGCCAGCAAGGGCGAGGGCTTCAGCCCCGGGCAGCCCGGCTACCCGAGCCCCGGCCGCGTCGCCTGGGCGCTGTGGGGCGGCAACGCCGGCAAGGCGTGGATGGGCAGGATCGCCGCCCGGCTGGAGACGGCCGAGGAAGGAGTCAGCCTGCCGGCGCTCCCTTTCTCGCTGAGATCCCCGCCGGGGTCGAGCGACAGCTAGTCGCCGCGCTGCTCGGTCGCGTCACCGAGGCGCGGCGGGTCGTGGCCGAGGTGCTGGCGGCCGCGCTGCGGCAGACCTCCGACCCGTTCGTCGTCGCCTCGCTGCTTCGATCGGCGGCCGGACGGATCGAGCCGGTGAGCGCCGACGCGCTGGAGCAGTACGGGCGCGACGCCGCGAAGGCGGCGACGACCACGCTCCGTCGTCAGTTGCCCGGGAGCAACCGCCCGCTCTCGCCAGGGGCTGCGCCGTTCGGCTCGGTCGACGACCTCATCACGGTTTTCGCGCGAAACCTCGCGGACGCGATCGCGGTGATTGACCGGAACGTCTTCGGCTACGCCGCCGACCGCATCGAGCGCGCCGCCCGCGAGGCGGCCGAGCCGCTGACGGCTGCGCAGATCCGCGCCGCGGTCACCTCGCGCAAGCCTGGCAGCCCCGCCGCGCGCCTGGAGCACGACGCCGACTTCGTGGCCGTCGACACGCTCGGCAGCTTGACCTCCGCAATCAATCGGCGGCGCATGGACGAGGCGGGGGTGCGGTACTACGAGTGGCGGTCGCAGCGGGACAGCCGGGTGCGCGACGAGCACTACGACCTCGACGGGACGCGGTGGCTTGTCGACGGGCCCGGCCACATCACCGAGGGCCACCCGGGGGATCCGCCGGGGTGCCGGTGCTACGCGGTGCCGGTGCTGGAGTAGGGTCGCGTCATGCCCGTCAAGCCCCCACGCGACCGACGACCCCGCCGCCCGGAGCCCCGGGTGAACGGGCAGCGCGTGCTCGGGGAGTACAGCGACGACGACGCGGCCTACCTGCTGGCCGAGGCGGGCAAGACTCCGACGACGCGGACCGGCGTGCTGCGGGCGAGACAGGCCCGCGGTATCAAGGCGTACCGCGACAAGTAGCACCCGACGGCTAGCGGCACCCTCACGGGCGCCGGTTTGCCGCGCGTGCTCGCGCTCCCGCACGCTAAGGGCATGTTGTCCCGCATGCTCACCCACCTGATCGCCTGCGCCGAGGTCGGAGACCGCGCCGAGGACGGATCGGTGTGGATCGAGCTTGCCGCCGCGGGCCGCATGTACTCGCAGAAGCGCGGGGGCCGGTCCGTCGAGGTCGGCCGCGAGCACCTGCAGCAGATGGTCGACAACATGGCGGCTTTCCTCGCGGAGCGGTGGGCCGGGTCCAACGAGGACGGCTCCCCCCGCGGCGTGCCGATCCGCCTGGATCTCGCGCACGCCGACGCCGACAAGGACCCCGCCGACCACGCCGCCGCGCCGATGTTCCGCGGGCACGTCGTCGAGGCGCAGCTCTCGGAGCGCGATGGCCGCGTCGTCCTGCTCGGCCGCGTGCAGTGGACCGACGAGGGCCGCGTCGACGCGAAGGCGCTGAGCGTTTCGATCGAGGCTTACCCGGACCGGCAGAGCAAGGCCACCGGCGAGCCGATCGAGGGCTACATGCTCACCGGCGTCGTCCTCACGGACAAGCCGATGGTCCGCGACCTGCGGATCGCGGCGACCGACCACGAAGACCCCCACACCCCGGAGCCGCGAATGCCGCTGTCCGTCCGAGCGCGTGAGATCCTCGCGCTGTCCGAGTCCCCCGCCGAGTCGGCCGTTGAGGCGGCCGTCCTCGCCCTGGCCGAGCGCGCCGAGAAGGCCGAAGGCGAGCGCGACACCCTCAAGGAGCAGGCCCTGCGGCTGTCCGAGCAGCGCGACACCCTCAAGGCCGAGCTTGACAAGCACGCCGAGGCCGAGGCGCAGCGCATCGACGATCAGGCGGTGGCCGACGGCCGCATCACCGCGGCCGAGCGCCCCGAGTACCGCAGGGTCCGCGAGTCGGTCGGCCTCCAGCTGGCGGAGAAGCTGTACCCCGCCGGCCGGCACAACGTGACCGCGAAGTCGACGCACGGCGGCGCGGACGCCAAGCCCATGACCGCGCTCGATGTCCAGCAGCACATTGCCGACCGCACCGCGGCCCTGGTGGCCGAGGGCAAGAGCGCGAGCGAGGCGATCCGTCTCACGCTTGCCGAGGTCAACCTCAACCCCGCCATGCGCGACCACCTGGGAGCCTGAGCTATGTCCGCCACCCCCTTCGCCCCCATCGTCCGCTCGTTCCCGCACGACGCTGATTTCTCGTCGTCGCAGTGGCTCATCGTCAAGGCCAACGGCGACACCGACCTCGACATCTGCGGCGCCGGCGAGCAGCCCTACGGCGTGCTTAGCAGCAACGTCGAGGACGGCTCCTCGACCGCGTCCAAGTCCGACGTTCAGATCGGCGGACAGATCAAGGTCGAGGCCGGCGCCACCGTCGCCCGCGGCGCGGCCGTCATGTCGAACGCTGCCGGCGAGGCGATCACCGGCACCGACGGCAACTGGTGCCTCGGCTACGCCCTCAGCGGCGGCGCCGACGGTGAGCTGATCTCGGTCAACTTCGGCCCGTTCTACCTCGAAACCACCTGATCCCCCTGACTGGAGCCTGAACAATGGCGCTTCCCAACGCTCCCCTTCGGACCAACCCGGCGCTCGCGTCGCTCTCGGTCATGTTCGGCCCGATCGACGCGGATTTCGTGGCCGATCGGATCTTCCGCACCGTCGACGTCAACACCAAGACCGGACGCTTCCACGAGTTCCTCGACGGCTTCGCCGAGGCGTCGTCGGACAACGACTTCGACCTCGCCCAGGGCCAGGACCGCCCCGATCTGATCAGCAACCGCAGCATCCTGCGGGACGGCTGGCACGTTCGCCCCCGCGGCCGTGGCATCAACAACGACGTGACCTACGCGCAGTTCGCGGCCGGCGAGGGCGTGGACGAGTACCAGGTCAACGCGATGCGACTCCGCAAGCTCACGCAGATCCTGCGCGAGCGGTCGGCGGCTGCGATCGCCTTCGATGCCGCGACCACCTTCGCCAGCTACACCACTGCGGTGCCGGCGGCGTCGAAGTTCGACACGGCGACGGCGAACCCGCAGGAGTATGTCGACGAGATCCGCGAAGACGTGGCCGACGTGTGCGGCATCATGCCGAACGTGGCCACCATCGGCCGCAAGGTGTTCCGCAAGCTCAAGCAGAACGCGGACCTCCGCGACCGCCGTAACGCGGTCGGCGACTCGGTGATGTCCCCCGACGAGGCGATGGTGGCGGCCTACCTCGGCCTCGATCGCGTCTACGTCTGCCGCGCGGTGTCCAACACTGCGGGCGAGGGCCTGACCGCCAGCAAGTCGCCAATCTGGACCGAGACCTCGATGCTGCTGCACTACGAGGCCCCGGCCGAGGTGGCGATGGCGCCGAACTCGACCCTCCTCCGGTTCCGGCTCTCGGGCACCCGCGACGGGGCGCCGAACGTGTACCCGCTCCCCGGCAACTACCAGGAGCGCATGGATATGGTGTGGGTGGAGCAGTTCGCCGCGCCGAAGCCGGAGACTGGCCACCTTCTGACCGCCGTGGTGTCCTGATGGGGCCGCTGCGGCACGTCCTGCAGACGTTCCTCGCTGGGCTGTCGACCGACACGATCTCGGAGGCCACCTCGGCCTCCGGGGTCACGATCGACGGCCTCGCGATCAAGGACGGCGGGATCGCCCGCTTCGCCCCGGTGGCGCTGACCGCCGCGGCCGAGTCGTCGGACACCATCGCGGTGACGATGGCCGGCCCGGCGGTGGCCGCCGCCTACCGGGCGACGGTCGTGACGAACGCTACCGGCCTGCCGGACGCCACGAAGTACACGCTCGCGGAGACCGGCGCCGGGACCGAGATCTCGGCCACTGCTCAGGCGTCGCTCCTGTTCGCCACCTCGGCGGCGGGCGCTGCTGAGATCACCGTGACCGACGTGCTCGGCGCTTCGAACACCAACGTGTTCTTGCTGATCGAGCCGATGTCGACGCAGGCCGGCACCCAGGCGGGCGGCGCGGCGCACATCGAGCTGACCTTCGACGCGAGCTGATCCCCCGGAGGCGCCGTGCCCTACCTGTCCACGCTTGCCGACGCGCTGCGGTTCGTCGACGCGACGACGGGGACGCCCGGCGCCTCCTCCCGCCCGACGACGACCGAGGCCACCGTGCTGTGGTCCTCGGCGTCCGTCGAGGTGCAGAGCGACCTCCTCGCCGCGGGCCTGTCCACGACCGTGACGGCCTCGTCCTTTGCGGAGTCCTACGCGCAGCACATGGAGGCGCTGATGACCGGCGTGCTCGTGCTGCTGTGGCGCGGCACGGATCGGGCGTCCGCCACCGGCGCTGGCTTCATGCAGTTGGTGACCGAGGCGGGAGGCGGCACGTCCCGCGAGGACACCGCGGCGGGCGCGCTGATGTCGCTCTACAAGGCCGCCAAGGCGAAGCTCTCCGACGACGCCTTCCGCGCCCGCTTGCTCGCCGCCGGGGCGACTCGAGCGAGCGCCGCGCGGTCGGCGGACCTGAAGAGCCACGCGGTCGACTACCGCGACACTCGGGTCGACGACAACCCGCCGCCGGGCGGGGACTGGCCCTACTCCGAGCCTCAGCCGTACTTCGACAACGACTCGCTGTAGGCTGCGGGCGTGACTCAGCCCGCGGTCAGCATCGAGATCACCCCCGAGGCGACCGAGATCGCCGGCGCGCTGCTGCGCGGTCCGGCGCGGGGCTACGACTTCCGCCCGGCGTTCCGCACGCTCCGGGGCACGACGCAGCGCCACGTCCAGCGGCACCTGGAGACCGAGGGCACGGCTACCGGGCCGCGGTTCGCGCCGTTGTCCCCTCGATACGCGCCGGTGAAGCTGCGCCGGTGGGGGCCGAAGCCGATCCTCACCGCGTCGGGGCGGCTGATGCGAGCGGCCGGGGGCGGGCCGGGGTGGTCGGAGCGAATCAGCGCCCGGTCTGCGTCGTTCGCGATCGACCCGGTCAGCGACAACGGCTTTCGGTACGCACGAGCCCACCAGCGCGGATCCGGCTCGCTGCCCCAGCGGAAGGTGATCCGGCTGGACGAGCGGGTACAGGGCGGGCTCGGCCGCCTGTCGGCGGGGCGCGTGCTGCCGTTCGGCACGGTCGTAGCCGGCGCGCTTCAGGCGGTCGTGATTGACGCCACGAACAAGGCGCTCGGCAAGGAGCAGCGGGTCGGGCTTCGGGCGCGGCTACAGGCGCTGTCGCGGGTTAGGACGCGCTGAGCGGTGCTGGACCCTTCGCCCCCTAACCCTAGCACGCCCACCGAAAGGGGCCGTCGCTAGACTCGGCCCAGCATGGCCGACCACGTCCATTACCCGCCGATCGAGATCGCCACGGACGCGCTGCTCGCGTTCTTGGACACCGGCGCGACGACGGGCGCCGCCGTGCAGAACTTCAACGCGCACAAGGACGCGCTCGTCGCGGCGCAGGGCTGGGACGCCCTGCCGGACGTGACCTGGCACGCCTACGACGTGACCCTCGGCGCGACGATGGGCCACGGCGACACCGTCGGCGGGGTGTTCTTCGACTCGCTGGAGGCGCAGAACGACGCCTCCCAGGTGATAGACACCGTTTCCTGCGGTATCGCCCTCGTCGTCAACGGCGCGACCTACAACGGCGGCGTGGCCGTCGTCGGGCAGGCTCTCCGCCGCTATGGCGACTGCCTGCGGACCATGCTCGGCCGCGCCCACCCGATCAACGCCCCGACCCGCCGCGACGCCAACGGTCGCACGCTGAACAACGGCGGCGCCGACTGGTACGGCAAGATCAGCGGCGCGCGGCTCGGCTCGATGGTGCCCGTACCCGATCAGACCGGCCGCCCGATCGGCCTCCTCCTCCAACTCTCTGTCTCCGTCGAGGTGACCTGATGCCCGGATCGACCACCAGCACCGGCCGCGACGCGCTCTTTGCCGTCGTTGCCGAAACCGTTTTTGGCGACGGCGGATCGACCGCCTACGCCGCCGCCGATGACTTCGTGGACTGCTCGGGCTGGGCGGTGACGCCGCAGACCCCCGGCGGCCCGCGTGACGACGCCACGGGCTACACGGCGCACCTGGGCGACATCAAGGGCAAGAAGACGGTCGAGTGGACCCTGAGCCCGACCTATCTCAAGCCCAACGCGAACGGCACCGACCCTGACTGGCACGTCCTGCTCACCAAGAACGGGTTCACCGGCGGCTCGTGGTCGGCGTCGGACGCGGTCGAGGCGGGCAGCACGACCACGGTGATCAACGCGACCGGCCACAGCTACTCGGTTGATGACTTCGTGCGGATCAACGGCGAGATCCGCCGGGTGTCTGCCACGGCCACTGACAGCTTCACGATCACCCCCGCGCTCACCGCGACCCCGTCGGCCACCGACGCGATCAGCCCGTGCAAGGCGTACTCGATCAACGAGGACCGCGACACCGTGCCCGACTCGGTGGCGCTGTGGCTCATCGACAACAACCGCACGGTTCGGATCCGCGGCGCGATGGCGACCTCGCTCAGCATCACCGGCAGCGACCCGGCCGGCCTCAAGTTCGGCTTGCAGGGGCAGGCTCGCCGCGCGGACATCATCCCGAGCGCGTTCCTCGACGGCTCGATCAACAACGTCGTGACGACCGTGGACCTTCTGCCGGGCCACGGGATCCCGTCCGACGTGTCCGCGACCGACCTGCTGTACCTGCAGGTCGGAACCGAGGTGCTCAAGGTACTGTCGATCAGCTCCGACTCGCTCACGGTCGACACCCGCGGCGTCTACCTCGGCGGCGGGGCCGCGGCCTCGCACTCCGACGGCGCTGAGGTCTACGTCTACCACTACACCCCGAGCACCGCCGGGAACATCGTGGACAGCACCGCGGGCGACGCGATCATCGCGGGCTCGCCGGTGAAGTCGGTGACGGCCTGCAGCGCCACGATCGAGCTTGGCGTCGAGCCCTGGGCCAACGAGCACGGCGACGCGTACGAGGTGCACGGGTACAACGTCAACAAGGTCGAGCCCACGATCGCGATGGATGCGCTCGTTCGTCGCGGTGAGGCCCTCGACCTGATGGCGCGCGCTCAGAACCGGACCGCGACGGAGGTGCTCTGGCAGCAGGGCACGGCCTCGGGCGGCGCGGTCGCGCTCTACATGCAGGCGGCGTATCTCGAAGTCCCCGCTCAGTCGATCGACGCGGGCGAGGCGACGGCGACGCTGTCGCTCTCCTTCGCCGGGGTAATGGCGGCGGCCGGCGACTCCCCCATCTTCCTGGTGGTCTCGTGAACCTGCGGCGCACGATCTCGATCCAGGTCCCCGACGGTCCCCGCCTGATCTGCTGGCGCCCGACGCTGGCCGACAAGCTGCGATTCGGGGAGTCGTCGAGCGCCTTCC